GGTCTCGGGGGAGGTGCTGAACGCCTGGACCCGCGAGGACTACACCCACCGGGAACGCTGCGAGGGCATCTCCCGCCTCTTGGCCGAGGGGCTGGTCATCGAAACCCTGGACGACATCGGGGCCAAGTACTACGCCCTCGCCAAGGCCCACCACAAGCCAGCCCCGACGTACCTTCAGGGCCAGCTCGACACACTCGACCTTCTGATCGAGATGGAGCCGGGTCTTGCCCCGCTGGCCGAGTGCCTCCGCCTTCAAATCCTCAACGATGGAGAGTTCTGACATGACCCCCATCAAAGACCACACATGGATCAGCCGGCGCGGCCTCCTCAACGGCCCTGAGGAAGCCAAGCGCCTTCACTACCAGGCCCTAATCAAGCTCGGCGTCAGTGAAACCGAGGCGGCCAACCGGGCGGGCTGGCACCCGATGGTCCCGGTGGATCGCTGGCTCAGGCGCTTCGGCTGGACCCTTGTGATCGGGGGGATTGCCGGGCTCTTAGTCCTCTACGCCTCGAGCACAGCCGCCAACATGGGGCACAGGGATAAGCTGGAGGAACTCAAGAACCTCGAGCATAACGTCACTTGGTGCATGCAAGGAAAACCCATGAAGATCGGCCAAGAGTGGTTCTCGTGTACCTGCCTGTCGAGCGACGACCCGAAAGGTTGCCCGGAGGAAGCGAAATGACCCAAGAATGGAAAGACCTGCCCACGATGGGTGATGTTGATGCGGCACAGAAGCGGGGTGATGTGGTTGAAGTTCTACTCTTTGGGCGCTGGGTTGCGTGGGACAAAACAGGCTGGAGTATTAACTGCCACTACCGCTCCCGCCCGGTGCCGAAGACTTGGAAGGTGAAGGTGCTGTGCTTTTTCAACGGCAGCAGTTTGATCTGGCGGGGTGAGTCGGTGTTAGTACCAGACGACTGGAAGCGTGTCCCTGCGGAAGACAAAGAGATTGAGGTGATGGAATGAGTGACCCAAAAGTAACCGGCTCGCCGGATGAAATCTACCTCGTCTATGGCGACATCGAGCGCGACGCGACGCATGAAGAAGTGTGGCGGCACGGCGACATTGGTTGGAGCGAGAGCCGAGTCTATCGGAGCGACGTGAAGTATGTTCGCGCCGACCGCATCGAGGCGCTGGAAGAAGAACTGCGACTGACGGACAAGTTACTGGAGTCCCGCGATCAGGTGTTGAAGGTAATTCCTGCGTGCCTAGACCACGGCCATAGTTGCGTACCCCATGCAATCGAGTGGGTTCAAGGCGCGATTGTACGCATCGAGCAGTTGGAGCGGGAGTTGGCGGAGGCCACCAAACGTTGCCGCGAGATTATCGAGTGCAGCGAACTCAAACTGTCGATACCGACGGACACGATGGAGCAATGGGCTGCTCGACACTTTGATCGTGGCTTCGCTCGCGGAGTCGCAGAAACTTTACGCAAACAGGAAATTGCACTCAAGGCGCAGAGCGAGCCGGTGGCTTGGCGCGTTCAAGTCGGAGATAGCAACATTTGGGGGTACGTAGAAAACGAATCGGACGCAGACTTTCACGGGAAACTATCAGGACTGAAGTACAAAAAGCAATCCCTCTACACCACCCCACAGCCAAGCGCGGAGGATGCGAAGGATGCTGCGAGGTATCGGTGGCTGCGGGGGCATCCTGACTTTGAAGTATCGCCAGCGTTTAAAAAAGGGAAGATCGTCGGCTTCACAGCAAAACCTTACGGATGCACGGAGTATTACCGATACGAGTCAATCGACGCCGCCATCGACGCAGCACGGGGAGAGGGATGATGGCTGACTTCGAAGAAGCATACGCAAGCGCCTTTGCAGAACTAGAGGACGCCAGAGCCGAAATCACCCGCCTCACCAAGCAGAACGAGATGCTGGTGGCGGCGTTGGAAGAAGTCTTGAAAGCGTACAGCCAAGACACAGCAGCGGGAATCATCGCCGGAATTCACCGGCCGCTAGGTCCGGTGGAATGACTTGTTAGCCGTGACGACGCCATGAAGTGCGAACACTGTGGAAGGCCCGCGCTGCGCGAATACTGGATTTGCAAATGGTGCTGGAAGATGTTTTTCGGAGGCGAAGAATGAACGTGACGCGGAAGATGATCAACGCAGGGCACGACGTGATGCTCAAGCGCGGAATGGTGTTGTCTTACGAGATTTTGGAGGAAATATACATGGCGATGGACCAAGCAGCGACACCAGACCGGACACCGTTTGATACCTGTCCGACGTGCCAAGCACTTGCGCGTGCCGTTTTGACTGACCAGACGGGGTGCGCGTGATGAAAGCCAGCCACTGCGACGAGTGCGAACACGCCACGATCAAGTGGTACGAGTACAAAGGCCCGCCAGCGTTTGACGTGCTGACGTGCGCGAAAGGTCACAAGCCTAGGTTTTACGCGCAACGCAAAGATAACCCGATGAGTTTTGATTGGGGATGGAAGCGAGTGTGCGCGGATTTCGTAACGGCTAACGCAACAAAAGCACTCGCAGCAGTGAAGGAGAAGCCGTGACTAATTTATTGAAGAAAGGAACCTAAAATGGGCCGACGTGCTTACCAAGTCCCCCGCGTAGCATGGAAGTGCTACATCCCCGAAGACCTTGCGGCTGAGGTCGACCTCCTCCTCATGGACCCGCTAAGGGCCAAGGCCGAATACGGCGCCAGGTCAGAACTCCTGATCCAGCTCCTCCGGGCCTGGATGGCCGAGCGGCGAAGAGGGGTTGCAAACCTCGGGGAAAATGGGGACAATAATCCCGTAATAAACCACCCCATCAACCCACCTGAGGGCCCATCCAATGTCTGACCCTGTCGCCGATCGCCTCAACGACCTACGCTCCCGCGTACTGGCCGGCGAGAAGATCTCCACCGAGGAGTACCGCCTCGTTATCGAGTCCCTGCGCAGTAAGCGCACCGGGGATCTCGAGAAGGCATCCGAGAAACCCACCGCCCGAGGCGTGGCCAAGCAGGCCAAGACCGCCAAGGAAACCAAGAGCCTGGCCGAGTTGCTGGCCGGCGTTAAGAAGGGAGCCTGAAATGCTGTTCGGCAAGCAAACCATCACCCCGCACTTCCCTTTCCCTGAGTTCATCGACAACTCGGCCCGAAGCACCTTCCGGAAGTGTCCCCTAAACTGGGCCTACGCCTACGGGCGGCTGCTCGGTTCTAAGACCCCGAACGTCCATCTTCACGCGGGAGGGGCATTCGCCTTCGGCCTCGAGACCTGCCGCAAGAAGTTTTTCGACGAGGGGCTGGACGCTGTCACGGCTGAGATGCTCGGCGCGCAGGCTCTTCTGGAGTACTACGGCGACTTCGAGTGCCCCGAGTCCTCCGCCAAGACCTCCGCTCGGATGCTCGGTGCCTATGCCGAATACTGGCTCGAATACCCCTTGGAGGCCAACCCGGTCAAACCCCTCAAGCTCGCCACCGGCAAGCACGCCATCGAGTTCACTTTCTCCATCCCCCTGCCGATCAGGCACCCGGTCACGGGCAACCCCTTGCTCTACGCCGGTCGCTTCGACATGCTCGGGGAGATGGACAAGACCCTCTTCGCCGTCGATGAGAAAACCGCCTCGCAGCTCGGCCAGCAGTGGATGAACAATTGGGCCCTCGATGCCCAGTTCACCGGGTATATCTGGGCGGCTCGTCAGTTCGGCTACCCCGTGGCTGGTGCCATCATCCGGGGAGTCTCCATCCTCAAGGAGAAGTACGGCCACGCCCAGGCGATCACCTACCGTTCCGACTACCAGATCGACCGCTGGTACGAGAACCTCTGCCACGACGTGAGCCTGATGATCGAGTACTGGAAGGCCCAGTGGTACCCGTCCGCCCTCGACAAGGCGGCCTGCAACTCCTACGGCGGCTGCAGCTTCAAGGGCCCCTGCGACTCACCCAACCCGGAGCTGTGGATCGAACAGTCCTTCGCCCGGCGCGAGTGGAATCCGCTGCACAAGGGGGCCTAATGGACGCGCGGGAGGAAGCCTTGCTTAAGTACCCCGCCCAAGGGGTGATCGTTGTCCAGTACTTCGAGGGCTCCCGCTTTGTCGGGGAGCACCCGGAGTGGTGCAACGGGACCACTTGGAGCGGAAAGCACCATTCCTGCTACCACCCGCACAGCGCCTTTTTCTGTCGCCAATGCGGGGAGATCTGGGGTCGGGCTATTCGCCAGTACCATGCTGGCTACAACCCGATTCCCCAGCTCCCTTGGGCCATGTACTACCGCAATTGCCCTAAGCACGGCGACGGCCTCTTCCTCGAACTCACCCTATCCGAGAATCTTCTCCACTGCTCCCCGGACCTGCTCCACCGGGAAGTGCTTCTCCTCCTCCACCACGAAAGGAACAAACGATGAGCTTCCGCAATCACCCGAAGAACCCCGGCAATCAGCCCTTCCGCAAGCCGCACACTCCGGACACCCCTTCCACCAAGAAGAAGAAAGGTAAGTAACCATGGACAACACTGACGCACCGCCCTCCCTCCCCGGAGTCAACGTCATGCTCGTCGGCGCCTCTGGCAGCGGCAAGACCCACTGCATCCGCACCTTGGTCGAGGCCGGGCTGGAGGTCTTCGTCGTCTTTACCGAGCCGGGCATGGAGGTCGTCGCTGACGTCCCGGCCGACAAGCTCCACTGGAAGTACATCCCACCCGCCAGCGCCGACTGGACGGCCCTGATCGACTCGGCCACGAAGATCAACCAGTTATCCTTCAAGGCCCTGGCCGACATGTCTGACATCAACAAGTCCAAGTACCGCGAGTTCATGGACCTGTTGGTGTGCCTGTCGAACTTCACCTGCGATCGCACCGGCCAGTCCTATGGCGCGGTCGACTCCTGGGGCAGCAACCGCGCGCTGGTCATCGACTCTTTGAGCGGCCTCAACATCATGGCTATGAACATGGTGACCGGCTCCAAGCCCGTGAAGTCTATGGCTGACTGGGGCGTGGCAATCGACAACCTCGAGCGCGTCCTCACCAAGCTCTGCGTCGATACCAAGTGCCACTTCGTCCTCACCGCTCACCTCGAGCGCGAGACCGACGAGGTAACGGGCGGGACCCAGCTCATGGCCGCGACCCTCGGCAGGAAACTGGGGCCGAAGCTCCCCCGGTTCTTCTCCGACGTGGTCTACGTCAAGCGCGATGGCGCCAACTTCCACTGGGCTACGTCCGCCCTGAACGTCGACACCAAGTCCCGCAACCTTCCCTTCGGCGATAAGCTCGCACCCTCGTTCGGCCCGATCATCGCTAAATGGAAGGCCGCGGGTGGCAAGATTTGATCAGGGCTTGCGTATCTTGCCGTTTTCCCGTACCGTGGATTTTCACGCAGCACAAAGTGCGACTGCGCTAACAACCGCCCCTAAGTTCACACACTCAACCTGATAGGAGATTCAAATGAGCACCTTCGATCCTGATTCCTTCATGAACAGCACCACCTCGGACGCCAACAGCACCGCCTACACCCCGGTGCCTGAGGGCGACCACCCCGGCCATATCGGGGAAGTCAAGCCCGGCGTCACGCAGAACGGCAAGGCCTACCTCGGCGTGAAGTGGGTTGTCAACTCCGAGGCCGCCCGGCAAGCCACTGGCATGGCCGAGCCCTCGGTTCGTCAGACGATCTGGCTGGACATCACCGAGTCCGGCGCGTTGGACAACGGCAAGGGCCGTAACGTCCAGCTCGGCAAGCTCCGTGATGCCCTCGGCCAGAACACGCCGGGCAAGCCGTGGATGCCGGGTATGCTCGTCGGCGGCGCTGCCATGATCAAGGTCAAGCACTCCATCGACAAGCGCGACAACGTCACCGTTCAGGCCGACGTCGCCGCCGTGACGAAGCTGGGCTGACCCTCCCCCGTAGTTCCTCGCACAGCCCCGAGCGGTTCGTAAGACCCTCGGGGCTTTTTTCCGGAGAAAAAAATGCGAACAAAGAAAGCTGAAGCACCGCAGTTCCGCGATCCCCTGTCGGTCCAGGTCGGCGGGTCCCATTACGCTGACATGCCCTCGGGCTACCAGCCCCACCAAGTCCTGCAGCAGTGGCTGACCCCCGAGGAGTACCGCGGGTATGTCAAGGGCACGGCAATTGCCTATCTGGCCCGTGAGCGCCAGAAGGGCGGCACCGATGACATCGCCAAGGCCGGCCACACCCTCGAGATCGGCCTCAATCTCGGCATGGATGACTGATGTCACAGTCCCGCCGCGCCAGCCTCATTGAGGCTTGCATCAACGTGGCAGTGGGTCTGGGCGTTAGCACTCTCGCTAACGCCCTGATCCTCCCCTTATACGGGATGCCGTTCTCGTGGTCAGCCTTCACCCAGATCTCCGTCCTTTACACCCTGCTGTCCTTGGGTCGGAGTTATCTCCTTCGCCGCTTCTTCAATCTCCTTCACTCAAAAGGAATCCTCGTATGATATTCCTCCCCTACGCGGACCTGCTCATCTCCGAGGACCGGCAACGCCGCCAGTTCGACGAGACCGCCCTGCAGGATCTCAGCTCCAGCATCCAACGCCTCGGCCTCATGCACCCGCTGGTCGTCCGCCCCCTCGGGGATGGCAAGTGGCAGCTGGTCGCCGGTGAGCGCCGCTCCATTGCGATCAAGTCCCTTCACGCCCTCGGCATTCCTTTCCTCATCGGCGGCAAGCATTGCCCGGCCGGCCAGTTCCCCTGCGTTCCGATGGGGGATCTGAATGCCTTCGACGCCGAGGAAGCGGAACTCGACGAGAACCTGAAGCGCGAAGACCTCACATGGCAGGAGGAGGCGAGTGCCATCGCCCGGCTGGCGAAGCTCCGCCAGACCCAAGCCGATGCCAAGACCAGCGCCCTCGGCCTCCCGCCCGTCCGGGTCACCGCCACCTCGATCGCCCAAGAGCTGGTCGAACCCGGCAAAGTGGCCCACGAAGGCGATCTCACCAAGGTTACCACCTCCGTCATCTTGGCTCAGCACCTCGACGATCCCGAGGTGGCCAAAGCCAAGTCTCCGAAGGAGGCCATTAAGATTCTGAAGAAAAAGGCCACGGCCGAGCATCGCGCCACCCTTGCCGCTTCGTTCGACCAAAGCTCCCTCCCCCACCGCCTGCACCACGGGGACAGCCTTGAGTGGATGCGCACCCTGCCGGACAACTCAGTGGACTTGGTCCTCACTGACCCTCCCTACGGCATCGGGGCCGACACCTTTGGCGATCAGGCCTCCACCGGCCACTCCTACAAGGACACCCCGGAGTACGCGATCGACTGCTACCGCGGTGTGTTCCAGCAGGCCATGCGCTTTTGCAAGCCCCAAGCCACGCTGTTCGCCTTTTGCTCCATCGAGATGTGGCCGGTCTTCGCGGCCGAGGCCACCATGCACGGCTGGTATGTCTGGAGCAGACCCCTGATCTGGAACAAAACCAACGGGATGCTACCGAAGCCCGATTACGGCCCCCGCTATACCTACGAGGCGATCCTCTTCGCCACCAAGGGTGATGCCCGAGTCCAGCGCGTCGGGGCGGCTGACGTCCTCACCTTCCCCTCGAAAGGAGACATCGAGCATGGTGCGCAGAAGCCGGTCGATCTCTATGTCGATCTCATTTCTCGGAGCGTGTTGCCTGGCTCTGTGGTTGTTGATCCTTTTGCCGGGTCAGGTACTATCTTCCCTGCGGCGAACAAAGCCAAGGTTCGTGCGCTGGGCTGCGAGATTTCGAAAGAGTACTACGACCTCGCACTGAGCCGCATGCAGGAGAAGGACAACCTCGGGGACCTCCTCAAGGGCATCCCATCATGATCGCCCTGTCCGAGGTAACCTGCCCGGACTTCGGCGACCCCCTGACGGCCTCCTACTGGGTCGTCGGGGACTTTGCCTCAGCCGATGACCTGTGGCGGCAGCGGCCCCTTGCTGGCATCAACGGGAGTCTCTTTGAGAAGATGCTCCACGACGCCGGGCTACTTGCCACCGAGGCCTTCTACACGCTGGCGTGGCCGTCCCGCTTCGACCCGATACCGGGACAGGCCTGCCCCTTCTGGACCGAGAAGAAGAAGGAAGCCCTCGCGGCCGGGCTGTCCCCGGTGGCGGGCTGGTACGCATCCCCCCAGGTCCTCCACTACCGCGACCAGCTCCGCACCCGCATCCAGACCCAACGCCCGAAGGTGGTGATTGCCCTCGGGGACTTCGCCCTTTGGTGCCTGACCGACCAAGACTCCGTCACCTCGTGGCGCGGCAGCCTTATCCCCTTCTCCCAGGACACAGTGATCATCCCGGTCCAGCACCCCCGCATGATCCAGAAATGCTGGGACTGGCGGACCTTCGCCGTGCGGGACCTTGAGCGAGTGCGGGACCTCCTCGCCTACCCCGATCGGTACACCCCGCCCCCTTACAACATCAAGATCCGTCCGGAGTTTCTGGAGGCCTACCACCGGATCAAGACCCTGCAGGACCAATGCACCAAAGGCCCTGTTCACATCTCCTGCGACATTGAGACGCTGGCCCGGCATATCAGTGTCATCGGTATCGCGTGGTCTGCGCACGATGCGCTGGTCCTCCCCCTTGTCCAAGAGGAGGCCCGGCACTATTGGTCCCTGGACGAAGAGTGGGCACTCATGGACGCCCTCCGGGATTTGCTCACCCATCCGAACTGCCTCGTCTCCGGGCAGAACTTCGCTTATGACGCACAGTACTTTGCCAAGTACCTCGGCTACGTACCGAACCTTGTCTACGACACGATGCTGATGCAGCACACCCTGTTCCCCGGCATACCCAAGGACCTCGGGTTCCTATCTTCCATGTACTGCCACCATCATCTGTACTGGAAGGACGAGCTGACCGACTTCAACCGAGTCCCTGACAACCTCGAGCAGTACTGGAACTACAACGGGAAGGACTGCTGCAAGACCTGGGAAATCGCCGAGGTCCTGCACAAGGTCCTGATCAAGGAGGACATGGAGCGCCAGTATTCCTTCATCCTCCAGATGTGGGCCCGGACCCTGCGGTGCATGCTCAAGGGCGTCCGGATTAACCAGAAGGCCCGGAGCGAGGTGGCCGGCCAGCTCATGGAAGCGATCGCGGTCAGGGAACAAGCCATCCACGACATCGTGGGCTTCCCCCTGAACGTCGGCAGCTCCCCGCAGATGCAGGAGTTCTTCTACAACGACCTGAAGGCCCCGCTTCAGCGGAACAAGAAAACCAAGCGCCCGAGTTGCGACGATGAGGCCCTGTCAAAGATCGCCAAGCACCAGCCCCTGCTCGCCCCGCTGATAAACCTCATCAGCGAGAAGCGTTCCCTCGGGGTATTCCTTTCGACCTTTTGCCTCATGCCCCTCGACACCGACGGCAGGATGCGGACTTCCTACAACGTAGGCGGCACCGAGACCTTCCGTTTCAGTTCCTCCGAAAACGCCTTTGGCTCCGGCGGGAACCTGCAGAACATTCCGAAGGGAGATGAGGAATGATCCACGATTTGGTCTACAACCCGAAGCAGAACAAGTGGGAGCTGGACACCAAGGTAATCCTCCCTAATGTCAGGAAGTTCTTCATACCTGATCCCGGCTATACGATCCTAGATACTGACTTGGACCGGGCCGACCTGCAGGTGGTTGTCTGGGAAGCGAACGACACGGACCTCAAGGACGCCCTCCGCATGGGCGTAGACATCCACCTCATGAACGGGATGTCGCTGGAGAACTTGGACCTACCCCCGCTGGAGGAGCTGGTCGAGTCCCACCCGCGCTACCCCACTCACAGGGGACGCTACGGCAAGCTACGGCAACTCGCCAAGTCCTTCATCCACGGCACGAATTACGGAGGCAGCGCTCGCACAATGGGCATCGCAGCCAAGATCTCCACCGCCCAAGCGCAGCTGCTACAGGACCGCTGGTTCAACGCGCACCCCGGCATCAAGGAGTGGCACGACCGCACCGCTATGCTTCTCCAGACCAAGCGCCAAGCAATCAATCGCTTCGGCTACCGGCGGGTGTATCTGGAGCGGCCGGATGCCCTCTTGCCGGAAGCCCTCGCTTGGGTTCCTCAAAGCACTGTCGCCCTGTACATCAACATGATCTGGGATAAGTGGATGGCCTGCGATCCGAACATCGAGATCCTGATGCAGGTTCACGACTCCCTCGTCTTCCAGTACCCAACGCACCTTATCAAGGAGGCCATCCCGCGCCTACGTTCCCTCGCCCAGACTATCGCAATCCCCTATCCTGATCCCCTTGTAATCCCGGTCGGATTCAAGATGAGCACGGAAAGCTGGGGCGCCGTTTCCTGATAACTTGGGGCGGTTTATGAAAAGATAAATCGCCCCATCTAACCTCCTGACAAAAATGACAAAGCGTTATCACAAAGACTGGTTATCCGCCTTCATCAAGTACGCATCCTTTGGGGAGGCTCCCCTTAAGATGTACTGGTGGGTGGGCGTCTCCACCATCGCCGGAGCCCTGCGCCGACGCGTCTGGATGGACATGAAGAGCTTCCAATGGGTGCCGAACTTCTACATCGTGCTGGTAGCTCCTCCCGGTGTCGTCTCGAAAAGCACTACCGCCTCAATCGGGATGAACCTCCTCCGTCAAGTCCCCGGCGTCAACTTCGGGCCGGATGCCGTCACCTGGCAAAAGCTCATCGAGGACATGGGGAAGGCGAACGAGATGGTCCTGTGGCCCGAAACTGGGGAGTACCTCCCGATGTCCTGCGTCACGATTTCCGCCTCGGAGTTCGGCAACTTCCTCAAGACCCAAGACCGCGACATGGTGGATGCACTTGTCCACCTGTGGGATGGCCAAGCCGGGGCATTTAAGAAAGCGACCAAGTCCTCTGGCTGTGACCAGATCGAAAACCCTTGGGTCAATATCATCGCCTGCACCACGCCCGCCTGGATTGCGGACAACTTCCCAGACTACATGGTCGGCGGCGGCTTCGCCTCCCGTTCCGTCTTCGTCTATGCGGATACCAAGCGCCAGCTAGTCGCCTACCCGGATCAGGCCGCCCCTGCCGAGTACGAGACCCGGCGCAAGGAACTGATCCATGACCTCGAGCTGATTGCCACGATGGTCGGGGAGTATACCTTGGATGACGACGCCAGAGAGTGGGGCGAACTCTGGTACGACAACCACAACAAGGCCGGGCACCAGAACCTCGACTCAAACCAGTTCGGCGGGTACCTCGCCCGGAAGCAGACCCACATCCACAAGCTCGCTATGGTCATCGCAGCTAGTCAGTCCAACCACCTCGTTATTGAGAAGCATCACTTACAACTCGCCTCCGACATGATCGACGGTATCGAGAAGGACATGCCCAAGATCTACGACCGCGTTGGCCGGACCCAGCAGACCCAGTCCCTTGCCGAGCTGTGCGACGCGGTCAACCGCAGTTCTCCGATCGACCTCCCTACCCTATACCGCAAGATGTCCCGCCGGTGCACCCTTGAGGAATTCAACAAGATCCTCGCCTCCGCTGTCGCGGCCGGCTTCGTCACCCAGACCAACGTGGGCGGTACCTTGGTCCTCCGCCGAGGAGTCGCCAATGTATAACCGCCTCCTCCGCGAATGCCAGGCCCGAGGCTTCCGTACTATTGCCGAAATGCTTGAGGCCCACCAGCACCTATCCACTAGGGAGCTGGCGGACCTCCTCGGCTTCCGCGCCCGAACTATTCGCCTCGCGCGCCAGCGGGCACGTACCCTTCCTGCACCTCCCGCTTGACCTGCCGCTCCGCCCTCGAGTTGCCCGAGCGATTCTCCTCGCCCCGGACATTCGCTCGGTAGGCCTTGCCCGAATCCGCCAAGGTCTTTCCGGTGATCCTGAGGGCCGGCGCAGGGGCTACGTCGTTGAACTGATCAATAGCCCGGCGCATGTCGTCGATTGCTTCTGGGTCCCGAGTCGTGAACTTCGCCCTGTTGTACTCATGCAGCAAGGTCCCGCGCCGTGTGGTCCAGTAAATGAACTCCACATCCTCGGCCCGATTGCGCTCCCGGTTCTGGCTAACCACCGTCGGCGTCAGCCCGAAGCCCATCCCCACCAGCTCCTTCCCGGACAAGTCGCGGAACTCACCCGAGTTCAGATCCCGCACAATCCGCTCGCCGTTCCGAGTCGTCACCCCATAGGTGGGGTTCAGCAGTTGCTTGTTGTGCGCGTCGATCGCCCGCCCTAAGCCGCCGATCACGCCCGGCATCTCCTTGGCCATTTCCGCCTTGGTCGCGCCCGATACCCCCCTCGCATCATCCAGCATCATCGAACCCACCTTCACGAGGTCAGCCGCTGCACCACCCGCCGGCCCTGCTCCCACAATCAGGCTCTTACCAAGCGCCTCCTCCGGCGAGCGGTAGTCCTGCCCAAGGGCTGAGGCAAACGGCACCAACCGCCCGAGTCCCATGCGGCCGCTCAGGTCAAACCCTCCCACATCGTGCGTGAAGCCGTGCATGATCAGGTCCGCGTCCATGTCCATGCTCTCGAAGTATTTCCTCAGCTCATCCTTGACATTCTCGGTATACCCGAAGACCTTCTTCCAGAAGAGATTCGCGAGGTTCAGCAAGTCCTCCCCAAAGGGCACGCCCGACAAGCCCGCCAGCATCAGATAGATCGCATAGAGCTTCGCCGTCTCCCCATGCCACCAGCTTGCATGCCGTCTCGGCACCGGCTTCCCCTGCGCCTTGGCCTGATCGATCGCCTCTCTGTTCTGCGCCCGAGCCTGCCGTTCATACCCACCTGCTGCGTGGTACATCATGAACTGTGCGAACGAAGCAAACACAAACAGAATGCTCTTCTTCCCCCTGAGCATTTCCGGCTTGTTCGCTTGATCGAAGCTGTTCTGCGTCAGGTTCGTCTGTTGCACGGCGTACTCATACGCCTTAGCATAGGACCCTGTCTCGGCAAACTGCGCATTGAAGAAGGCCGTGAAGCTCACATACCGGTTCCCGAGTTCCACCAGCCTAAAGGGCAGCATCCCCATTTCAAGTGCCACGTGCGTCAGGCGTCCGGCCTTGCTCCGCTTAAACGCCCTGGCCATGTCGAAGCCGTTCGCCTGTCCTGCGAGGAAATACGCATAGCTTTGGTCCAAGATACCTTCCTGCTTCGCTTGGTCCAACGCCATCTTCAGATTATTCAACCTGCGGAGTTCATCCCCCTTGGCCTGTGCAATCCGGTCGGTCAGCCGCATCAGCTGCATCGTGTCGGAGTAGGCTTGCCCCATCAGCCTAATCCCCCGTGCCTCTCCGAACTGCGACGTCAGGGCATTGACGGTCAGGATCTGGGATGTGGCGTTCAGCACTGCCGTCACTACGTTATACCCCAGATAAAGCATCGACACCACCATCCGGGCACCTTGATACTCCGACTCCGGGCGCAGGACAGATTCCTCCGTCCTCTCCATAATCGCAGCATTCCGCCGCAGGAAGTCCGCCTGCTTCAGCCACAGATCCGCGCGCGCCGGGTCCGCCAGTGCGTTCTTCTCTGCCACCTTAATGGCATTCGCCTCGGCCCGTCGAATCTGCCCGAAGGCCGGCTTGAACTCCGACTTCCAGGTATAGTTTGCATTGTGCCAGATGAAGTTGCTGAAGTTCCTCAGCAGATCCGTCTCGGCCCCTTCGACCTTGGACAGTAGTGCCTCGTACCGGGCCTCGAGCTTGTGCCACCTGGTCGCCGTCGCAACGTCCGCCAGAATCTCCAGTTGATCCTCGGAGAACTCTCCCGTCATAGCCACGGTCTCGAGCAAATCCCCAGGGATCATAATGGCATTCTTGCTATACCCTTCCAGATCATGCGCCCGGAGAATGTACTCATTGCTCTTCGCCATGCTCTTCGCCAGTCGCTTCTGCGCCTGATCCCGTTGCCACTTGTACCGGAAGTGCTGTTGCCGCACAACAATCTGCTTCGTCCCTCTCGTCTTCGGGTCCCAGACTTTCTTCTTCACCACCAGTGCGTAATCCCCGAACCTGCCCTGCGGGACAAAGGGGGTCGCCATGATCTTCGACATAATCGCGTTGAGCTTCCCCAGCTCCGCGTGCATGACCAGATTGTTCCCCTCCCACCTGTCCACGATCTGAGCATTCAAGGACTTGTGCAGGGCGTTGAACT